GCGTGCGGTCGTCGTGCGTAACACCATGCCTCAGCTTAAAGATACGACCTTGGTGTCGTGGAATTACTGGTTCAAGGACGGGCAGGCAGGCAAGTGGAACGCCACCGATAAGATTTTCACGTTGAGGTACGGTGATGTTGAGTGTCAGGTGCTGTTCCGTCCGCTTGACACACCGGACGACGTTGCACGTGTTCTTTCGTTGGAAATCAATTTCGCGATCCTCGATGAGTTCGTGGAGATACCTAAGGCCATCATTGATGCTCTATCGGCCCGAGTTGGCCGATACAAGCAGCCTGATGGAACACCTGTCACCATCTGGGGCATGTGGGGTTCTTCTAACCCGTCCACAGAAGATAATTGGTGGTATGATTATCTTCACTCAGACGCGGTACTTAAGTGGGACCGTGACCCGGATGTAATGGCGCGTGACCGTGATGCACATATACTCAAATATGGTGCAGCCCCCAACACGATTTACTTCCATCAGCCGAGCGGTTTTGCGCACGATGCTGAGAACGTCGAGAACCTGCCGGGTCAGCGCGGCTATTACTTGAATGCCGCCAAGGGCAAGACCGACGCATGGGTGAAGCAGTTCATTGAAGCGCAGTGGGGCTTCAGCATTTCTGGGCAGCCGGTGGTGCCGGACTTCCAGGAAGAATACCATGTCGCGAAACGCCCGTTGCAGTGGAACAGGTTCGATAAGCTCATCATTTCCCTGGACCCTGGCATCACCGGCTCGGCGCTGCTGTTCGGCCAGGAGGATTATGACGGTCACCTGTGCATCTTCAAAGAGCTTGTGCAGGAGGGCTACGGCGCGCAGCGGCTGATCGAACAGCGCCTGCTGCCTGTGCTGAACAAGGATTTCCGTGGGGCGGACTTCATAATTGTGCCCGATCCCGCGGCGGCCAACCGCACACAGACTGACGAGGGCAGCGTCGTGCAGGTGTTCCGCCGCTACTTCGGCAACGATCGTGTGGATTGCGAAAGCAACAACCGCTTTCCTCTCCGCTTGAATGCGATTGAGCATTACATCTCCAGGATCGGTGCGGTGCAGATCGACAAGCAGGGGTGTCCAACGCTGATCCGTGCGCTCAAGGGCGGCTGGCGCTACACAGCCGACATCAAGAAAGACATCCTGAAAGGAGCAGAGCCAGACAAGAACCCGTTCAGCCATGTCGGCGACGCATTCGGTTACCTGTGTCGTTACTTCCATCGCGGCGTGCTTCGCGTTGAAAGATATGGTAAGTCAGCCAAAGGCGGCTTCAAGCCGCCTCAAAAGTCTCCGGGTAATAACTACCACATCCGCTGAGGGGCCACATGACACAGCAGGCTGTAGCCACCACCGTGGCCACCATTGATCCGCCGTCGATCACGGTGCCGTCAAACGACGATGCGCCGGTCCGGCGGATCGACAGTGATGCGTTGCGGCAGTTGGGGATGCAGTTCGATCGGCTGTTCGTGCAGTATCGTGCGGACCGGCGGTTGGCGGAGCTTCGCTGGCTGAGGAACCAGCGGCAGTATCTTGGCGTCTACGATCCCGAAGTGGAGCAGTCGTTGAACACTGCGCGCTCGCGCGCGTATCCGCGGCTCACCCGTGTGAAATGCATCAGTGTGCTCTCTCGGCTGATGAACCTGATGTTCCAAGGCAACGAGCGGAACTGGGAGCTTAAAGCCGCGCCATGGCCGGACATGACCACGGGTGAGGTGAAGGAAGCGATTGCGCTTCAGCAGCAGAAAGACCAAGCCGCTGGCGCACCGACCCAGCAGCCCGATCTCGAGTACGTCATGGCCGCGGTGAAGGACTACGCGCAGAACCGTGCGAAGGTGCTGTCCGATCTGATTGACGACCAGTTGCAGGAGTTGGGCGGCGACCAGAGCGAAGACTACGTTGCGCTCAATCGTAAGGCGTTGCAGTCGGGCATCCTGTATGGGCTTGGGGTTCTGCGTGGGCCGTTCGTGCGCGAGACGGACGGCATTATCTGGAACACCAGCGGGCCAGTGCCGATGCCCAAGCGCAAGACGGTCTACAAGCCAGTGTTCGAGTGGCTGCCGGTGTGGGACTTCTACCCAGATATGAGCGCCAAGCGCTTCAAGCAGATGGACGGTTACTTCATTCGTCAGGTGATGTCGCGCGCGCAGGTGCTGGCGCTCAAGGACAAGCCAGGGTTTTTTGCCACTCAGATCATGCAGTATCTGAACCGGAATACGGTCGGCAACTATCGTCCCGACTGGTACGAGACGGAGCTTCGCGCCATGGGTGTGAAGGCAAACGTCAACGAGCAGAAGATCGAGACCACCAAGTATGAGGTGGTGGTCTACCATGGGAAGATCAGTGGGCAACTGCTGTCCATGGCCGGCTGCACCGTGTCGCCAGACAAGTATGGATTGGAGATCGACGCCGAGCTTTGGATGATCGACGGCAATGTCATCAAGGCGGATACGGACGCTTGGGCAGATCTGGGCGTCGAGATGACGCTCATTCATGAGTTCCTGTTTGATGAGGATGACACGAGCCCGATCGGTTTCGGGTTGCCCAACGCGGTGCGCGACAGTCAGATGGCTATAAGTGCGGCCACGCGTATGCTGCTGGACAATGCTTCCGTGGTATGTGGTCCCAACCTTGAGCTTAACACTGATCTGCTACGGCTGGATCAGGATTTGGAGGCGATCAGCGCCTATAAGATTTGGTACAGAACAGGCACCGGTCCTGAGGCGCAGTGGCCGGCCGTGCGCAATGTGCAGATCGACGCACATATGGACAGTCTGCTGAAGATTATCGACACCTTCATGAAGTTCGCGGACATGGAGACGTTCGTGGGGCCGGCGACCGGTGGCGACATGAGCCAAGCGCCGTCCGAGCCCCTACGCACGGCGGCTGGCGCGTCCATGCTGCGCAGCGATCAGGCGTTACCGTTCAAGGACATGATCCGGGCGTTTGACAGGTTCACTCAGTCTGTGATCCTATCCTTGGTGCGCTTCAACCGTAAGTTCAACCCTGATCTCGCGCCAGATGGTGATTACGACGTGATCGCGCGTGGTGCGACCAGTCTTATGGCGAAGGAGCTTCGCGGCATGCAGGCGGATGAGCTTGTGCGCACGCTGACGCCAGAGGATGAACCTTACGTCGATCGCAAGAAGCTTCTGTCGGCTCGGCTCCGCGCCCGCGACATGGACGACATCATGCCGTCCGACACGGACATCGCCCGGCGGCTGGCGCAGCAGGGCCAGCAGCAGCAGCAACAGCAGGACCAGCAGAACCGGATGGTCGAGGCGAACGTCCGCAAGGTGCTGAGCGATGCATTCAAGGGCATCACGCAGGGTCAGAAGAACACCGCCGCGGCGGACGCCGATACCGTCAATTCGGTGATCGCACTGCTAGAGAAAGGCATCATGCATGGTCTCGTTGCCCCATCCCTCCCAGACCCTGCAAGCGGAGCGCAACCAGCGCCTAACGATGCATCGGGAACTGGTGGAGCTTTATCGCCGGGGGGAGCCTTCCCTGCGTCTGGTGGTCAACCTGCTCAGCCAGGACTTGGAGGGGGTCAAGGACCGGCTGGTGCTGGCGGACCCGGCCTCGCTCTCGCGGCTTCAGGGGGAGGCCCAGGCGTATAAAAAACTACTCGATTTCATCCGTTCAACCAAGACAGAGCAGTAAAGTAGGGGAATAGCATGGCTGGAAATGTTCAGGCCGCGCAGCCGGCCCCGGTTGCGCCAAGCGTAGATTTCGATCACGCGTTTGACAGCTACGTGCGGGATGAAAAGCCGTTGGCTGCGTCCGCACCTGCGGATGAGCCTGCGCCTGTCCCGGTGCCGGTGCCGGCCGAGCCCGAGCCTCAGGCTCCCAATGAGCCGCCCACCGAGATCGAGGGCGCACCTGCGGAGGGCGAACCCGCGGAGGGTGAACCCGCTGAGGGCGAACCTGCTGAGGGTGAGACGCCAGCTGCGCCGTCCACCGACGATGCGCTGACGCGACTGGCCGACATGCTGGCGCAGCGTCAGCCACAACCGCAGCCGCAACCAGAGCCGCAGGCTCAACCCCGGCCATTGCCCGTCACGCCGTTCACACATGACGAGCAGACGATCCTGACCCAGTATGCGAGCGATTTCCCGGATGTGATGCGTGCCGAGAGCCTGATGCGGCGTGCGGAGTATCAGGCGCTGACGGCGCATATTTATCGGCAGGTCACCGACTATTTCGCGCCGCAGTTAGCACTGCTGAACCAATTGGCCGACCTTACGGCTTATCGGGATTTGGCCTCTAATGTGCCCGACTATGATGTGCTGCACGATAAGGTTATTGGGTGGGTAGGAACTCAGCCTGGGTACTTGCAGGCCGCCTACAACCATGTTATCCAGCATGGCACGGCAGAAGAGATCAGCGATCTGTTCGACCGTTACAGGCAGGCAGCGGGAGTTGCCGCACCTCAAGCTGGGACCGCACCTCAGCCGGGTGTCCGACAGCCCCCGCCGCCAGCCCGAGTGCCTGAGTTGTCCCCGGCTGTCAAACAAGCGGCGAGCCGGTTGGCCCCAATCAGCACGAAGCGGTCGGCACCGACCCAGCAAACCCCGACTACCTTCAGCGATGCTTTCGACCAGTTTTTGGAACTGGACAAGCAGGCCAACCAGTAAGAGGAACACATGGCTGCTCTCACCACTTATGGTGATATCTCTCCGGCGGTGGCGGCGTATAGCGTCGTGCGCATGCTGAAGAGGGCAATCCCCTACCTTCACATCGAGAAGTTCGGTCAGGTTTACCCGCTGCCGACCAACTCGACCCAGACCGCCAAATTCCGCCGCTACTACCTGATCGGCGCGACCGGCGCGGCCGGTCCCGACGGCGGCGGCACCAACGGTGCAGGCTCGGCCTTCAGCGTGCCGCTGGCCACCACGCCGCTGATTGAGGGCGTCACGCCCAGCGGGTCGTCCATCACCAATCAGGACTATACGGTCCAGTTGCATCAGTATGGCGACTTCACCACGATCACCGATGTGATCGAGGACACCCACACCGATCCCGTGCTGGCCCAGATGACGGACATTCTGGGCGAGCAGGCGGCGCAGACGGTGGAGACCTTGCGCTACAACGTGCTGAAGGCCGGCACGAACGTGTGGTATGCCAATGCGGTGGCCGGGCGGTCGAGCGTCGTGACCCCGATCGCGTTGAAGGATCAGCGCAGTGTCACCACGGGTCTGAACCGCCAGAACGCGCGCAAGATCACGCAGGTCGTCGGCTCGACCCCGGCGTTCAACACCAAGTCGGTGGAAGCCGCCTACATGGCGATCTGCCACCCGGACCTGGAAAGCGACATCCGCAACATGACCGGCTTCGTGCCGGTGGCGTCTTACGGTCCGCACACCTCCCCGTTTGAGGGCGAGGTCGGTTCCGTGGAGCAGGTGCGCTATCTCACCTCCACTATCTTCACGCCCTTCGCGGATACGGGTGGCGCGGTAGGCTCCTGGGTGGGTGCAGTCGGTTCCTCCGGCCGTTCGACTTCGGGCACCAATCTGGACATCTATCCCATCCTGATCTTCGGTCGTGACGCGTTTGGCATCGTGCCGCTGAAGGGCAAGTCGTCCATGACGCCCATGGTGGTCAATCCGAAGCCGGCCGCCGGTGATCCGCTCGCGCAGCGCGGGACGGTCGGCTGGAAGCTGTGGACCTCCACGGTCATTCTTCAGGACGCCTTCATGGGCCGGCTGGAAGTCGGCTGCACCGCGTAACACTGATGCCGGCCTTGTGCCGGCGTCTCGGCCTCTCTTCAACTTTCTGAGGGACACATGACCACCGACG